AAACCACATTAATAAGCCAATAACCAACTCTTGCATTAATTGTTTCCATTCTTGTTTTCACGAACTTTGTCTTTTAAACTTTCAACATCTTTTTGAAGTTTCAAAACTTGGTCTTTTAGGAAATCTATATTTAGGCGATTATTCATCATTGATTCTATTGATTTTGTTATTTTTTCAAGAGAAGTCGCATTATGCTCGATAAGCATATAGATTTCTAGATTCTTGGGTGTTTGCTCTGCCTTTTTTAAAAGGTCGGCAGACATTAATTCATCTTTTGTCTCTAATGAAGTTAGCCTTGAGGTGATTTGGGTATACGCAAAAATAAATGAACAAATTAGAGCAATTATTCCAATCATATTTTTGATCGGCATTGCGATATTGGTTTTGTCCGATATTATATTCGCAGTTTGTGATTTCTCTGCCATTGGTCATTGTTCAGTTATTGCAATCAGGATGTGTGCAATCTTCTTTGAGTAAGCCACAAGGGCATTTGTCACTCATCTGGTTTCGTTGGCATTAAAGCATCAATATCCCATTCCCCAACGCTTTGATTGTTCAATGTGGCAAAATCTGGCTTGGTTACTGTTGTTGGCAAATCCCTTAAATCAGTTCTGTAAGTTGCATAAGCATTTTTAGTTGCACTTGGCACATCTGCTCCCTGTGACCAGTCACTGTTCACCAATAATCTGTTTCTTGCTCCTCTTAATAGTTTCCACCAATAATCATCTATGGCAGCTTCCTTGGCATCAGCAAGTTGTTGTGCTGTTGGTTCTGCTATTCCTTCCTTGTGCCAGTGAAGTTGTGTTCCTGTTCCATCTGAATCATTTTGTAAAAAATAATCTCCGCCTAGAAGGGGAGGTTGATTCACCAAATCAGGATAGAGATAAGGCAGTACTATATATAATCGTCTTGAATCACTTTGTGCCATATTATCTCCTTTAATTGTTATTCATTTTGAAAAGCGTAATCCTAGTTTTTTCAGCTTGTCTGCTTGAAGTGGTTGTTTGATCCATAATGCAATTAACATATACTTCTATGGTGTCAGTAGCGTTCAAAGCTGGTATAACTCCTGTCCATTGTATGTGACAACTCCTCGAATTATAGTCATCAGCGGCTTTTCGCACATCGTAAACGGTATATTCTATTCCACCTCCATTTTTATAAATGGCGATCGAGCCACTGCCTAGTCCTGCGTACTTTGATGTGGCAAAATCAACCAATAAAGAACAAAAATAATCACCGTCTCCGCCTGATGGAATGGTAATTGTGCTTGAGCCAAAAGTAAGACCCCTGTTAAATGTAGTGGCATCCAACAATAATTTATTCCAAGTTGAATCAGTAAGGTCGTTTTGTGCTCCTTTTGTGAAACTACCCCCTAGTGAGCCGAACGGTGCTAAATTTATATAATCTATTCTTTTCAGCGTTCCACCATCACTCAAAACTAATTCGTCAGTGTTATCAGGAATGGCAGCTAGTTCTGTCGCTCCAGTTATGTCGCTTACCGACATTCCACCAGCAGCGGCTTCATAAACCGCACCAACACCAGCACCAGAAGATGTCAAAACTTGTCCGTCCGACCCCAGACTGCCTATCAGTCCAGAACCTCTATTATTTAGGCGACTGCCTACAATTCCACTCATATTTTATCCTATAAAGTTTGATCTAAATAAGTAACAACTACATCAATATCTGCTGAAGTTGCAGTTATGCCTGACAACACATCTGTTGCTTCCAAAGCTATTCTTCCTGTATGTTCGAAAGTTTCGTAAGCACCGATTGCTTGTTGTTTATAAATCCAGTAATCGTTAGCACCAGCATCGTCTCGAATATATAAATCAAAAAGTTCAGCCGCATTTCCAGTTTCGCAAAGTGTAATACTTAATATTGTATAAGTGTGACCACTTGCTACTGTGAGAATATCTGCTTCACTATTTGAAAGTGTTGCGTGTAGTTTTACTTTTAATACTTCACTTGCCATATTTTACTCCTTAAAATCCCATTACCATTGCTTTGCCTGTTCCACAAGTAGTCGGAATCCAATCTGCTGCAATGGTCACCGAAGAATCAGTCCAATCAACAGTATTAGCTGTTGTATTGATCGTTCCCATTGTTATTGAATCAGAACCATCATAAAATTTCAAGACATAAGCCGTAACACCCCCAGAGGTGTCAACCCATAATGACCCAGCAGCCAGACTTGCTGGTGCAGAAGCACCTATGCTTGTCGTGTTCAATGCACCTAAAATATTATTTAATTCCGTTCTAAAAGCCGAAAATCCTTGATTGGCAATGCTTACATCTGAAACTTGTGACATATTTTCTTTTTATCCTATTTGTTTTATTTTTTATCTTATTAATTAAAATGTATCAACCCTTTATGATTTGTGTTTTATGGCGTTAATCCATATCCTTTTGCGACATAATCAAAAGTCCTGTCAACACCACTCGCACCTGAATTAACAAAAGCAATGGAAAACCCTGTGGCACTTTTTGAACTTATGGTGTATGTGTCTCCAGACGACATATTTTGTGCAGCTATTCCAAGTGAAGGTGTCGCATAAAAGGCGTTTGCAAAGGTTACACTTTTAACGGATACGCCACTTGCTATGTCAGCACCAGATTCAGTCCTATCTTCCATACTTAATTTAACTGATAATCCTGTCACCTTACTGCTTGTCTTGTAATCATCATTGGTCAGTCGTAATCTGAATTTCGCATATCTGAATTGGTGCGTGGCAGAGGAACTGATGTCGTTATATGTTGTTGCATCACCCAGACTTGTATTGCTGACTGCAATTTGTATCTTGTGAAATGCGTGTGAAGGCTCACTTCCGTCAAAGGGTGCGTGAGCATCATCAAAATAAGCCATACCACGACCAGAATCAAACATATCGTATGGATCTTCATTATCCAAAGTCAAAGTCGGTTGAACTGTACCATCATATATCGCTGGTAAGGAAAGTGAATTGGCAAAATCATAATAGCCAAGACCATCTCTGTTGGCTGTTGAATAAGTCGGATTGCTTGTCGTGTCCGTTCCCCCCAGTTCAAAGTTGCCATCAGGAGAATCAAAATTTCCCACAGTATCATCGAAGTCAGTAATCGTATCAAGAGCAATAACAGTATCACCACTTGAATCTTCCTTAACACACAAGGGATAAGTTGAATCCATTTGTGCAGCACTCGTTGAAAGTGAAATTGTTTCAGTCGTTGTGGAAATGTCCGTATAATTAAACACATTCGCAATGTTCGTATAAATGATAGTTTCAGCGTTTGATTCATTTCCTGTCTTGTCAATCGCCTTGATGAGAAATGCACCTGTTCTGCTGTTCACTATGGCATTATCTGATTTTCTTCTTGTTACCCTAATTAAATTCGTGCTGTTATTCCATAATGCACCACTCGTTACATTTTGATAACGAATTTCATAATAAGCAATGTCCAAATCCGTTGAGGCTGTCGGTGGTGTCCAAGTCAGTCTCATTTGGTTGCTTCCGTGCATTTCAATGGCAAAATCCGTCACATCGCTAGGTGGGTCACTGCCACCCACTATTACTCTGCTTCCACTCGTATAAGAGGAACTGACACCCATTGAATTAATCGCCTTGACCCTCACATTGTAAGTTTTAGTGTCAATGACATTCAGCATTTCATAATTCAACTGTGTTCC